CTCATATAATCTGTAGTTTAGCCCCTACAGATGTGCCACTTTGCTACTAAGTGGCGCTGTGGAAAGAAACCCAGCTGTAGCTGACTGGGTCCTCCTGTGTCCCTGGAGGAAAGGGGTGCTTAAGGTCCACTCGACCGTCCCTGTTAACCGAAATCCCGAGAGCGGAGGGCTTCGAGAAGCTCCCCTCCGCAGAGGAATTTTGACTCGTAATCACGGATTGGGAACTTTCTACACTGTTCCTCTAAATACTCCACGTGATCAGGAGTCAGTCCGTATCGGCTCTGGATCAAAGTTAGGTTCTTCAAGCGATCACCGACGTGCTTCTCGCTTGCCACTAACTTGTATCCTTCACGGACTCTTCTGGCATCATCAGAACGATTATAAATGCCAGGCACAAGGACACTCCCTTGCATCTGCAACGTTATGAAGTCCTTCAGAATAGGTATGTGGGCCACTGAAGGCAAGAGTGCTCGAGCTTTTTCAACTCGGTAACTCTCGTGAACGGTTGGGTCATCCTTCATAGATGTAAGAGAGTAGGGAAAGTGTAGCATGAACTTTCCCAATTTTGGCCCTAATAAACGGGTACCATCCTCAAGATGCCAGAATATCTGGGAACAGAATTCTGTGTCGTCAAGGGACTGACTTTCTGCTATCTTGAGCTTGAATCCTGCTTGGCTATAGAGATCTATAGCTCGATTGCAATCAATCCTGACAGGAGACCAAAGGATACAGTCATCACCGTTGGCAATGACACGGACCTCTTTGATTGAAACGCCTAAAGTTTCTAGGAGTTTATGAACCAAAGCAAAAGAGATCTTTGTATTCCTGGCCGAGGTTTGTGAGTCGCCATCTGCTGCTGTAAATGGGGTGCTAAAAGAAACTCCAGATCTAAAGCTTCCTTTACTGATAGTCCTGAGTTCGTAGGTATCACGAATCCAGTGATTCTTACCAGAGGCACTCTCCCATAACTTAAACAGTCTTTCGTCGTCTCGAGCTACAAAATTCATAGCCCAATAGCCGACAGAGGCTGAAAACCGAGAACAGTCCATTGTGTAAAACCAACCCTTTTCAGGTAATTGGTTAAACCAATAAGACACAGCTTCATTGTCACAACCAGATGGATAGAACCAAGGTGATAATACATTAAAAGCAGAGCACAGAGCTTTGGTCATTACAAAATGTAATGGAGCCATATGTACCAACACCTCATCTGTCATGGCTGTGATGACTCTAGGGTCACTCGGAATGGGTATATTAGGGTCGGGGGGTTTATCCGTCAATTCTTTCTTGACGAAATTCTTTCCTTTGAAATGAACTTCCTTCAAAGCACGAGGGTCGCTAAAACTATGGCGAGTCCGAGAAAGTGCTACCTTTCTCTTCTCAGAGTATTTGGCTTGGTGCAGCCAATA